AAGGCGAAAGGTGGAAAACCGAGGGAAAAAGGACTTCGGATTTTGCCTTGGGCGGTATACAAACACGCAAAAGCAATTCTCCCAGATGTGATTATTATGGAAAACGTGGAAGAGATTCAGCAGTGGGGACCTTTGGATGAAAACGGGCATCCGATTAAGGAGCGGCGTGGGGAAGATTATGAGAAGTTCATTACGGCAATGAAGAGTCTCGGGTATATATTCGACTGCCGGGAGCTTGTTGCGGCAGACTATGGCGCGCCAACCACGAGAAAGCGCTGGTATGCAATTTTCAGGAGAGATGGAAAAGACATCGTGTGGCCAGAAAAGACAAATTTTAAATCCAGAGATCCGAAATGGCAGGAATGCGGGGCATATATCGATTGGTCTGATTTAGGGAAAACGATATTTGATAGACAGAAACCGTTGGCAGATGCAACGATGAAAAGGATTGCAAATGGAATCAGAAAATATGTAATAGACAATCCATCTCCCTATATCG